CAGTTACTGTCTCGTTTGACGGTGGCATCAGTCGTTGGTCTGGCTTGCTTGACATTGCTTTGGAATCTGGTCACGTTGTTAAGCCTAGCAATGGTTGGTATTCTAAAGTAAATATGGAAACAGGTGAAGTTGATGAAAAGAAGTATCGTATCAAAGAAACAGATACGAAAGATTTTTGGACATCAATTCTAAATGATAGTACATTTACTGAGTATGTTATGAACAAATATAGCATAACTACCGGTGACATTATGCAAACGGAAGAAGCATGATAGAAGGAATAGATTATTGTTTCATATATCCCAAAAATGATAAAACTATAACCCACATCAAATTTTTATTGGGAGAATACAAAGATGTGGTGTTTAAGTATGGTAAAGTGAAGATAACGGAAGAAGATGACGGACCCCATTTACATTTTGCTTTCGATGTGTTAGAATCTCCTGATATAAAACCTAAAAAATTGATGGAAGATGTTAAATTCAAGACGTATCTTGGAGATATGTTAATTGGATTGATGAGTGATAATATTGATGGGGATATAATTGATGAAACTAGAACAGACGATACTGAAACACTTGATTTACTCGGACGAATACCTAAGAAAAGTCCTCCCCTTCTTGAAGGCTGATTATTTCACAGACAGAACAGAAAGGGCTATCTACGATGAAATCTCCACATTCACGGAGAATTATAATTCGACACCCTCGATTGAAGCTCTCTCTATTGCCGTCAAAGAAAGGCGAAATCTTACGAGCGATGAATTACAAAGATGTGAGACTTATCTTACGGAGATTCAAACATCTGGCAGCGAGCAGTCCGACATTCGATGGCTTGTCGATAAAACAGAAAAATTTTGTCAAGAAAAAGCCATTTATAACGCTGTATTGGGGTCTATTTCAATACTCGATGGCAAAGACAAACTACACGACAAAGGTCAAATTCCCAAAATCTTATCAGATGCATTGGCGGTAACATTTGATACATCTGTAGGACATGATTATTTGGAGAACAGCGATGATAGATTTGAATTTTACCACCGTCATGAAGAACGAATCCCTTTCGATTTGGAGTTCTTTAACAAAATTACAAAAGGTGGTCTTCCTGCTAAAACACTCAATATTGCTCTTGCTGGTACTGGTGTTGGTAAGTCTTTGTTTATGTGTCATGTTGCCGCTGGAAATATGTCGATGGGCAAAAATGTTCTGTACATCACTATGGAAATGGCTGAAGAACGTATTGCTGAAAGAATAGATGCTAACTTATTGAATGTATCACTAGATGAATTGATTAATCTTCCTAAAGACTTGTATGACAAGAAGGTTGAGAAAGTTAAATCTAAAACAACGGGTAAACTTATCATCAAAGAGTACCCAACTGCTTCCGCTTCTGTAACACACTTTAGGACTTTATTGAATGAACTCAACCTTAAAAAATCTTTTGTACCTGATATTATTTTTGTTGATTATCTCAACATATGTTGCAGTTCAAGAATTAAAGCAGGATCAAACATCAATTCTTACACTTATGTCAAATCAATCGCTGAAGAATTGCGTGGACTTGCCGTTGAATTCGGAGTCCCAATTGTTTCTGCAACTCAGACCACAAGATCCGGTTATAATTCTTCCGATCCAGGACTCGAAGATACTAGTGAGAGTTTCGGTTTGCCGGCTACCGCCGACTTGATGTTTGCTTTGATTTCTTCTGAAGAATTAGAAGAAATGGGTCAGTTGATGGTCAAACAATTGAAGAATCGTTATAATGATCCAACTTATTATAAAAGATTCACAGTTGGTATTGACAGAGCAAAGATGAAACTGTATGATGTTGAACAATCAGGTCAAGAAGGCGTTGTTGATGCTGGGCCAGGATTTGCTGAACCTAAGAAGCTAAATAAAAAGTCATTTGATGGATTTAAGGTATGAATTTAACTAAAGAAGAGGCGATACACTGTGCAAAAGTATTTGAAGACTATTTCAGCAGTTTCAGTAGAATTGATGAATACATGCGTGACCAAAAGTTGGCATCTTTGGCAGAAATACCTTCAAACCCTTTGTTCGCACCAGAAGATGACTTATTCTCTGATTTTTCAATGTCTCCTAGTGATATGGATATTGAAGTCGTTTGTATTAACAATGGTCTCTGGGAATCATTACTAAACATTACCTCATCTCACATTAACATTAGACCAGTAGGTCGTAGTTTACATCTAGCAGTCAAAGAGAAGAACACGGATAAGTTTCTAGGATTCATTCGTCTAGGTTCACCTGTAATCAACTGTAAACCTAGAAATGCAATGCTAGGACAAGTGTTTACGCAGACTCCAGAAGGCGGTAAATCATTTAACAATACTGTAATGATGGGCTTTGTGATTGTTCCTGCACAACCATTTGGTTACAATTATCTTGGTGGTAAATTATTGGCTGCCATTTGTTGTTCTCATACCGTCCGTGAAATGGTCAATAAAAAGTATGACATGAATTTATGTCTCTTTGAAACAACAAGTTTGTATGGTTCCACCAAATCATCTTCACAGTATGATGGTATGAAGCCTTACATTCGTCACAAAGGTGAAACAGAAAGTGATTTCTTACCAATGATGCATGGCAAACCATATGCAGATTTGAGAGACTATGTACAAGATAGAGTTGGTAAGATTGTTGATGAAGATGCATCTAGTAAGAAACTAAAGATTAGTATGAAGATTATTTCTTTGGTTAAAAGTGCATTAAAAGGTACGCCAGAGCTTGACAAATTCAACCAAGTGATAGATAATGCGAAGCAGTTGACAGAACAAAAACGTTATTACATCTCAAACTATGGGTTTAAGAACTTTATTGATGTTGTCAACGGCAAGACTGATGTGTTAATCAAAGATGAGAACTATGATAAGTTTGAATTGGAAAACATAGTTGCTTGGTGGAAAAACAAAGCCACCAATCGTTATGAAACATTGAAATCTGAAGGAAGACTGAGAACCGAACTTGAAGTTTGGACATCAGGCAAAGACATTCAAATCATTAGATAAATATTTTTATTATGGAGGATTAAGATGGGTGCACTTTCCGCTGCAGATTTTTTCAAAGAGCCAACTGGTTCACGACCTGACCGAAAAAAGATTATTTTAGACAAATATAAAAATGAACAACCATTTGAAATGGCAAGTGGACCACCGGTCGTTTTCAAATATGAAAAAGCAGTATATGATAAAATTGCTGCATTGGTTCCTGGCGACAACAAAGGTTACAATTCAATTGTATTGAAAGATACTAAAAATCGACCATACAATTTGAATAAGATAGCAAAGAGCAAAGACTTAGGTGGTGGCGGTGGTTCTGGTGCAGGTGCAGAAAATACAAAGATGAATGAATCTTCTGTTTGTCTTTGGTCTGCCGTGTATACAAAATATGGTGCTGCTGATTTGGCCACGGTAATTAAGCACTATAAAGATGTTAAGGACCTTTATGATGTTGATGAAACAGATAAAAACATGATTTCACAGACAGATGAACAATGGTTGAAACACTATGAACGTTGTGCTGAATTTTTGGTAAATGGTTTGTTCAAACAAGATGAATATATTTTTCATCGTGGTTCTAGTCTAGTGGACATGATTAATAAAAAGTTTTCAGAACTTAATAGAAAAATGGAAACTCCTTTTGCAAATATCAACAAATGGTCTCCAGCAGATATTTGGGTTGCAAGAAAAGGTTTCAAGTTAGATATTAGCGAATGTCAAACTTTGGACTGTTTGAACCGTGACTTGTTAAATGCTTTGAAAGATAGAGATTTGATTGGCATTTCATTAAAGAAAACTTTGAATACTATTCACCAAACAAACTATAATGTTGGTGAAAAACGAGCACCTATGGTTTGGAATGGATTTAGAGTTAAAGCAGAAAAGAAAGATTCAAATATATTTTCTTCAAAAGATGTTTATGTTTATGGTAAAGGTGAGGATGAAATTGAAATGCAATTGCGTTCTTTTGCAGATTTATCTGGATGGCAAGGTGAGTTAATTGGAAAAGTTGCAAAGTACGGTAAGATTGCATATGGGCCCATCAATTTGATACTCAAAGATTTAGGTTTAGAACAACTTCCAAATCAACAATCAGTAATATCATCAGCAAGGTCGAAAGATGAAAAGTTGATTAAAGAATTATACAAAACTTTTTCTAAGTATGCAGAACCTGGAATGTCAGAAGAATCTTTTATGGCTGCTGCAAAGTCGAGTGAGACATCAGCTGATAAAATCTATTCTAAATATTTGGGAGTAAAGTTGATTGACATTCTAATGTCAGCACCAGAAAAGAAAAGAAACTCATTTGTTCAAGGTGCTTTAGGATATGCTCTATCTAATACAGATAATAGCGCACCTTTTATAAAAGTTTCTTAATTAAAACAGGATTTTGTTATGAAAAAAGCGACAGTAATTATACCAACAACAGGTTCATCTGATGTAAAACATGCTATTGAATCTGTATTAAACCAAAGCATAGACACACAATGTTATCTGATTTGTGATGGTAAAGACTTTTCAGGAAGAGTCAAACTAATATCAGATGAATACGCAGGCAATCCTTTTCTTAAAGTTTGTTATTTGCCTTTGAATGTTGGTGCAAAAGGATTTTATGGCCACAGAATCTATGCTTCTTTCACACACTTAATTGATACTGAATATGTTTTATATTTGGATCAAGATAACACATTCAAGCCAAACCACGTAGAAACTTGTATTGATACAATCGAAAAACATAATCTCGATTGGAGTTATTCTTTGCGTTCCATTATTGACAAAGAAGGTAATTACCTATGTGATGATAATTGTGAATCTCTTGGCAAGTGGCAAACTTATCAAGGTGTCAATCACGTAGACACAAATTGTTATTGCATTAAAACTGAAGTTGCGATAAAATTGGCCTCTGCATGGCACGGAGGATGGGGACAAGATAGAGTGTTTTTGGGAGCAATTGCTCAACACTTTCCTAGATTTGATTGTACAAGAGAATATACAGTCAACTACCGTGTTAACGGTAATCCTGGTTCTGTCACGGCAGAATTTTTTGAAAATGGTAATGAGATAATGAACAAACGATATAATGGAGAGTTCCCATGGCGCAAAAAGATTTAATTATTGGTGGTTGTACAAACTACGGTATCAACCAACTCAAACCTTGGATACTTTCAGTCAATGAAACGATGCCTGATGCAGACAAAGTGATGTGTGTTGGTAATGCATCACCTGAAACAAGGAATTGGTTATCAGAACAAGGCTTTGATATTGTGAATATGCCAAACATGAATGTGCCAATTCATGTGTTGCGTTTTTTATCCATCTATGATTATCTCAGAAAGAATTGGGAAAAATATCGGTACGTTGTGACTACCGATGTCAAAGATGTTTTCTTTCAATCATCTCCATTCAAATGGATGGAAGATAATTTTATAAATGGTACTGATGAACTTGTAGCTGGTTCTGAAGGTATGCGTTATTGTGATGAACCATGGGGTAACGATAATCTCATGCAAGCCTATGGTCCATATGTACATCAGCAGTTCAAAGATAACACAATATACAATGTTGGTGTTCTTGGTGGTACTTCCGAATACATGAAAGACTTGGTATTCAATATTTTCACCAATGCAATTAATAGGCCTATTCCTATTGTTGACCAAGCAGTATTCAATGTGTTAATCAATACACAACCATATAAGAGCAAAATATTTCTTGCACAAAACAAACATGCATGGGCTTGTCAAGCAGGTACAATGGTTGATCCATCTAAGATTGAAGCATTTAGACCATTCTTGTTAGAAGGTGAACCTGTGTTCGAAGAAGGTGTTGTAAAGACATTTGAACACAAAGAATATTGTATTGTTCACCAGTATGACCGTGTGCCAGAATGGAAGAAATTTGTTCAACAAAAGTATGAACAAGAAGACGAATCACAATTATTTGTATACAGAACAGCATGAAGATAGCAGTATCATTATATGGCCTATTATATGGCCAGTTTATGCGTGATGGCCAACCTAGTGTTAAAGATTTCAAACATTGTTGGCCAAATATCAACAAGAACATTATTCAGCCATTGAGAGATATGGGCCATGAAGTTCAAGTATTTGTTTCATCTTATAAGATACCTGATGAACAACTTGAAAAAGAATTCTATGAGATGGTTCAACCAGCCGGTGTTTACTATTCTAACTTTGAAGGTTCTAATACATTCACATCTAAGATTGCTTCATTTGAAAACCTTTTGAACAAAAACTTTGATTTTGTCATATTCACAAGATTAGATTTGCATTGGTTCAAACCAATTGATAACATTCAGTTTGACAAGTTTAACTTTTTGTTTATGGAAAAAGGTGTTGCACATTTGAATTGGACTTGTGATAACATGTACATGTGGCCAGGTTCAATGACAAACTTTGCTCACATTTCTATGAGAGAAACATATCATGCATATAGGAATTTGCCTGATACTCATGGTCTTATGAATAAGTTAGTACAATATATTCCAAGAGAAAAGATGGTTGTTTTATCTGACATTGAACAAAATAGCCATGACAATTTGTACTATTCAATTTGTAAGGCAGATTATAAGACTAACCATTTCCCCGTTCACCCCGAGGTTTTAGAGAGATTCGAATGATTAAATTATTGATACTTGATGTAGATGGTGTAATGACTGATGGCAAGAAGTATTATGACCGAGAAGGAACAGTTAGACTAAAGACGTTCTGTGATAAAGATTGGACAGCCATTAAACGTTTTCGTGCATTGGGTATTAATGTTATGTTTCTCACTGGAGATGGTTATAATGTTGAAATAGCCAATAACAGAAACATTGATGTGATTGTTACTAGAAATAAAGAGAAGGCAGATTATCTTCCTGAGATTTGTAAGGATTATGAAGTTTCTCCTAGTGAAATTATTTTTGTCGGTGACGATATCTTTGATGTTGGGTTGATGAAACTGGTCAAGAGTTATTGTCCAAGAGATGCACCACTGATTGTCAAAGATTATGCACAGACGCTAAATATCAATGGTGGTGATAATTTTGTCATGCAACTTTTTGATTACCTGAGTGTGAAAGAGTTACCAAAGTTTGATTTTGATGAACACTTGAAAAAAGTTTATGAACTCGATATGAAAGAGAAATTCTAATGTTTGATATTACATTATACGGCCATTTGACTGTTGATACGATATATGATGGCAATGACGTAACTATGGACTTTGGTGCTATGGCCAATATGACCAGAACATTCAAAGAAATTGGTGCAGATATCAATCTTGGATTGTGTCCCTTTGCAATAGGAAAAGCAGACATATACATTGACCGTGTTAACTCAATGAGAGACTCCAAGGCTAGTCTAAACGATTACACATTAGAACCTATTATAAAACCATCTCACATTTCACATATACTTTATCTCAATCAATTACAAAATACCGATTTTATATCCAAACTAGATGGTATAGTTACTGCGGACACTTGCAAAGGACCTAAGGTTGATGTAGAATTATTGAAATATGTGGACTATTTGTTCGTGTCTTACGAAGAAATGCATGATATGGACGAATTAGCACAATACACTAAAGGTGCTGTAATTGTTCACACTTCAGTTGGCAGTACAGTACGGGTTAAAGGCGAAAAGAAAGCATTCTTTATAGATCCAAATATGTTTGTAAAAGATGCAAATGTATTGGGTGCAGGAGATATGTTTGCAAGTTGTTTCTTATATGAATTACTCAAATCAGGTTCAATGGAATCAGCAATTGGTTATGCTCACAAAACAGCTTCAGATTTGATTAGGAAATATAATGAAAAAGTATAATGTAATCTTACCTATTGCAGGTAAGGCACAAAATTTCATTGATGCAGGTTATACAATGCCTAAATCATTGATTATGGCTAAAGACAAACACATCATTGATTGGTCTATGTCATCTATTGATACCACAGATTGTAATTTGATATTTGTGGTTCGATTAGAACATGTTTATGATTATGGTATTGATGAAATTCTAAAATCTAAGTTTGGTGATGATGTCAAAATTTGTATTGTAGATGGTGAAACTCGTGGTGCTTTAGAAACCTGTTTGAAGGCACAAGAATACATTGATGAAGATTTGCCTTTGTACATTTATACACCTGATGTATATTTTCAACCAGCCTTTAAGTTGAATGAACCTCCTGAAGATTGTGATGGTTTTCTTTTAACATTCTTAGCAAATAGTCCCGACCACAGTTATTGTAAAATCGATTCTAATGGTTTTGTTACAAGAGTTGCAGAGAAACAAGTCATTTCAAGATATGCCAACGTTGGTCTTTATTATTTCAAAACAGGATACACATTCTTAAGCTATGCTGAATATGTTTTGAGAAACAATCCAAAAGACAAAGACTTTTACATTGCGCCATTATACAATCACATGATTGATGATTGTAAAAAAGTTATCACAATTGAAACGGAGAAGATGCATGTTCTTGGTGATGTAGATAGCTTTGAATTCTTCCGTAAGAGAGTTATTGCTAGATTTGGTGATAAACCTATTGCATTAGCTTCTGACCATTCTGGTTTTGATGCAAAAGAAATGGCCAAAAAAGTCCTAGATAGTAAAGGTATCAAGTACATTGATGTTGGAACATATGTAGATAAACCTTGTGATTATTATGATTACATAAGCCAATCAACAGAGTTAATCAGAGATAACATATGTGAATTTGGCATTGCGTTCTGTCGTTCAGGTCAAGGTGTTAATATTGCTGCCAGTCAATCTGGTGTAATTAGTGCATTGACGTTTGATGAGTATACAGCTGAGTTTTCTATCAAA